ATGAAAATTTTACTTGAAACAGGCTGGAGTGATTATATTCCTGGTGGAGTAATCTTTGGGAATCCATCTTTGCATGAGAAAACTCCAGAGGAGAAAGAACTTGAGCAGGGTTTCATCATTGAGATGGCTAAAGATTTCATTAACCATAACCCGAAGAAAGAAAATGAATTTATTTCTGTCATATCCAAATAGGGTTAATAATCACATTAGTTATTCTATTCTGAAATCGTAAATCACCATATCATATGGAGTAGGTCTGTTATAAATGAAACCGTATTCTCCTTTAGGTAAAGGATTAGTTAGTTCTATTTTATAGGCATTATCCTCCGGCATAGAAATGATGTTGTAACCTATTATATCGTCTTTAAATGGCTTAAAATTTGTGCCATAAAAATACTTTTCCTTTGCAAGTCTTATTGCTCTTCCACGTCTCATATTGAAGATGGGTACTAGTATGAAATCTTCTGGTGATTCTGCATATATGAATGGGTAATTCTTTATCAGGCCCACCATGCTTTTTACAGATAGAGTCGTACTATCCCTATCGTTTGGTAGATAGAAAAAGAATTCTGGTTTATCTGTATGTAGTGCAATATCAGCAGTGTCTTTCTCTATATAAACAGTTATTATGGGCTTTTCAAAATTAAATAAATAACTGAGATTCATATTTTTATCAGCTATCAGAGATGGTGAGATTTGTTCGAATATCCTAGAACTATTTCGGGTGTATAAGCCGAAACGAAATTCTTGTGCCTCACTGAGGGGCGCTTGAATAACTATGATTAATATTAGTAGTATTTTCTGCATTATAATCTTACTAAACCAACTACTAGACTCATTGAGTAAATCTCACTCTTATCTATCGAGAAATCTGGGTATTCTTGATTGTATGATACGCAACGTATCTTGTCGCCATCCTCATACGTTCTCTTTATCAGAATACCTTGTGCTGTATCAAGTACATGTACTTTCCCCCATTGAATAAAAGATGTACTATCTATACGTTTGCATGCTACTTCATCTCCTCCTTCGTATTTAGGCTCCATGCTATCCCCTTTGATAATAATAGTGAAATCGTATTCAGGGAAGATGTTGATGCGTGGTATCTGTTCACATTGATCCGCAGTGATACCTTCCACTGCACTGGTTAGACTGCCCGCTGCGGCTGTGTAGGGAATGCGCGGTTTGGTTTGTTTCTTCCCATATTCAACCAAAGGTTCTGCAACCATATTGGAATTTTCGGATTTAAGCATGGACCCTTCGCCAGTGATAAGCCAATTAATGTTGATGTCTGGATAATAAGAAATAATATTGCTTAGTTTATCAGAACCTATTGAACCTTTAAATTTCTTGATATATCCATTTGCTAAACTAACATTACGCTCAAATTCAGCTATTGTGATATTTTTATATTGTATGAACTCTGAAATTCTATCTTTTATTTCCATATTCTATTTATGTTAGTATATATTCTATTATATTTGTATCGAATTAATTTATCAAACTTACAAATCAAGAAATTATGAGTAATTCAAAATTTTATATGCTTCTTTTTATTCTATCAATTATAGCATTTTCCTTGTTGAATATAATGGTGATGCTTAAGGGGATTACTGATTATTTGGAAATTCTTTTTTGAGTTTATTTTCAATAATAGCAGCAACTTTATCATAGTCTACTGTACTCCAATAATTAGTTTTACATATAGGGCAGCCGCTATCATATTGATTCAGTCTGGCACCGTCTTTAGGACAACACGGATGTAAGTCTGATATAGTCCAGCCATTATAGGTTTTCGACCAATTCCATTCCCATGGTATTTTATCTACAATTTCTCTCTTGTATGATAGGAAGCTCGGCAGTTGCAGTTCTTCTTTTTTAATATCTGCTTCTGCTTTAGTTATTTCGATATTATTGATAATATAGCGGAGGATTAGCATTATGGTTATAAAAATGAGAACCCACCATAATTTAAGATTGATATTCATTAATGTTATGAACTTCTCACATATATAGCATATACTATTCCGTATTGCTCCTGGAATAGGGTATTCTTTAGTATATTCTACCAATAATCCAGCTATAACCGTTGTAAATAGTCCACCAATCCAAGGCCATGTTTTTTTAATTATTTTAGTCCATTTAGCCATATAGGAGTTGTTAATAAAAGTTATAGATTAGAATATATGCTATTTATCTTTTTGATAAATGAGAATATATACTAATCTTTGCATTCGTAAAACGTCACTAAGCTCACAGACGGATACAAAAAGGGCTGTTAGAGAAGCGTCCCTAATTCCTATCGTCGTATGTTTGATCGCTTGCAAAGATAGGCAGTCCTTTTCACTTATCCTACAAATGTGCCAATGTTTTACGACACAATTAGCGGTTATGTAGGAGTTTCCGCGGTACAGAAAACATTTAGAAAGCTCATCCCCAGTAATAGACAAACTCCTACAATCGGTCTATGAAAAGGATGAGCTTTTCTCTTAGGAGGAGAAAAAGAATATGGGGAACCTTGAATTGATTAAAGAAACGATGAGTTCAATTGAAATTGCAGAACTCACAGGCAAGCCTCACAATGATATAATGAAGGCTATTCGAGTAATGGAACCTGCATGGGAGAAAGTACAACAGGGAAAATTTTCCCTAATGTTCAAAATCAGAGAGTTACCTAACGGTGGGCATAAAGAAGAGCCTTATTACGAACTTACAAAGACCGAATGCCTCTATGTTGCTACTAAGTTTAATGACGAGGCCCGGGCAAAATTGATTCTTCGTTGGGAACAATTAGAAAAGGAAAGGCGGAATGGAAATTTTCAGGTTCCCAGCTCCTTCAAAGAAGCACTTCTTCTTGCTGCCCACCAACAAGAGGAAATAGAAAATCAGCAAAAGCAGATTGAAGCAAATAAACCTAAGGTTCTGTTCGCTGAGGCTGTCTCGACTTCCCAGCGTTGTTGCCTGGTGTCTGAACTTGCAAAAATCATCTCTCAAAATGGGGTAACCATAGGACAGAATCGATTGTTCGCATGGATGCGCAAGAATGGCTATCTCTGCAATAAAGGACAGTGCTACAACCAGCCCACACAGAAAGCTATGGAATTAGGACTGTTCGAAATCAAAAAGACAACAATAACTAAACCTGACGGTGACATCATTGTAACTACTACAAGCAAAGTTACTGGAAAAGGCCAAATATACTTTGTAAATAAATTCATTGGAAAGGAGAATGAACATGGATAGACTGCAAGAAATTATGAAAGCTGCCGAAAAGGTAACATTCAACAAAACTCAGGCTTCTGCTTTAGTTGGCGGTCGGAGACGATTAGAACGTCTTGCTGGAGAGGGGAAAATCAGTTATGTGAGAATTGAAGATGGACGTTTTGGGCGTTGGGAATGTAAAGGTTCAGATGTATTACGGTATACTGTGAAATTTGATACTTGAATTTTATTCACCACTAAATAGAAAACACATGTTGACAAATTTTGAAATTGAAAAGATAGCAGAAGCTATTGCAAAAAGAATTGGACACAAGGATGAGCTTTTAACAATAAAACAAGTTGGAGAAATGCTCGGACTCACAGAAAATGCAATTCGAACGAGATGTAGCCGCGGACAGATTCCACACCATAAAAAGCATGGAAACTTGTACTTTTCCAAAGATGAACTAACAGCCTACTATTTGGCTGATGAAAATAGTCCGCTGTGAAGCGTGCTGAGTAAATAGATAAGTAGTAATATTCCCCGTCACGGGTTGGCGGGGATTTCAAAAGTTAAATCTAAAAATATAATATATGAACAAGACCAGCAAATATATCATTCAGGCAATCCTTATTGCCATTGTAGTTGCAGGATGTATCTATTCAGGCAGAGTTGAATATACCGACGATATTCTTTCCGGTATGAGCCTTGAAAAGTACCAATACATCCATGATCGTATTGCACCGGCTTCCCGGTATGAAGTAGCTCAGGAGTATATGAAGCATCAAAAATTTTATGATTCAAAAATATATTAGCCATGAAAATGAAACTGATAGATTACAAAATACCGGCAGAATGTAGCCGTGTGTCAATTGAAGCTATTGACAACAAGTTGCTTATCATATTTGAGCCTGAACATTATGGCGATTTTCATTGTGACCTGACAGATCACGTGGAAGAGGTTCCTCGCATTGGAGATACTGCTATCTTCTGGAATGACGAAGACCGCATGCGTGCTATTATCGCCCGTTTGTCAGATGACAATTCAGGTGATCTAACCGATGAGCGTCCTTATAAGGCAGCCAACGATATTTGGTTTCAAAATGCTATACGTTTCCGCAGTGAGGATCAGTATCGGCAGATAACAGGTGTTTCCTATGTCCACCGCTAACTTGAAATCGCGCCTTGATACGGTGTTTGCCATGTTCATCAGGCTTCGGGATGCACTTCCAAGCGGAGCATTCAAATGTATCTCATGCGGAAAGCTTCTTCCCTTTGAACAATCTGACTGCGGCCACTACATTAATCGCCAGCACATGGCTACACGATTTAATGAAAAGAATTGCAATGCCCAATGCCGGAAGTGTAATCGATTTGATGAGGGGAATATACAAGGCTACAGACGTGGTTTGATAGCCAAGTATGGAGAAGCTACTGTATTGATGCTTGAGGCGATGAAGTATCAAATAAATAAAATCTCAGACTTTGAATATCGCGCCATGATTGACTACTACCGAAAAGAGGTGAAGCGATTGAAAAAGGAGAAACAAATTAAATGACGTGGAATTATGCAAAACGGACATACAAACATTAGAGCGCCTTCTCCGCCAATGCTCAGAAAGGATTGAGAAGTATGCACCTAAGACATCTCCTGATCAGGACTTATGTCGTCGGTGCAAGAAGTTTATAAAGAAGTTGAACAATAAAAAGAAATAGTCATGTCAATGCACACATGGTTTATATGTAAGATCCGTTACGAAAAAGTAATGGAGAACGGAATGAATAAGAAAGTAACGGAGCCTTATCTGGTGGACGCACTTAGCTTTACAGAAGCGGAAGCCCGCATCATCGAGGAAATGACACCGTTTATCTCGGGTGAATTCACAGTATCCGATATCAGTCGTGCCAACTTCAGTGAATTGTTCCCCAGCGAAGAAGAAGCAGCTGACCGTTGGTTCAAGTGCAAACTAATTTTCATTACCCTGGATGATAAAAGCGGTGCCGAAAAGAAAACATCAACCTATGTACTTGTACAAGGCGCCTCAACAGAGGATGCAACCACCAAGTTACATGAGGGGATGAAAGGTACAATGGCGGAATACCGCATAGGATCGGTTGTTGAAACTCCTATCATTGATGTATATCCTTATACAAGTGATAAATAGGTAGTTCATGTTCGATAAGCTGATAATAAAGGCAACTATTGACACTGCCGATATTGCCACTATCGTTCTTCGCAATTACCTGGAGCAATGTACAGAAGGTGATGAAATCTATTATAAATCAACGGCATACGCCAACTTTGACGGTTGCTTTATTGAGGTCAGAGGCAATAAGTTACGCTGTAAATGTTCTATCTGCAAATTATGGAGTAAGGGGCGTACCGGAAAACTGGATAATTCTCGTCCAATGACTTTTGCGATGGCAGTCCGGACAATCAAAGAGCTTCTGTTAAGACTTTCTGTAAAGCCGGAAAACGCTGTAGTTACCTACTACGAAATCGGTATTACAATGAAAATGAAACTGCCAGCGGATGAGTATATAAAGCAGGTCCGGGAAGCATCCGGTCGGATATTATGGAATGATGCCAACTTTCCCGAATCCAAACAGAAGACAACGGAGAAAAGCAAATATTTCCGTAAGGTGCTAAAGATTTATGATAAGACCTTCGAAGCCGGAGAAAAGGGGCGCCGGGTTGGTGCTAATATATTGCGTATCGAAACGATATACAAACATCAGTCCGTCCCTTTGACCGAACTAACTGATAATTTCTTCTTATCCAAAGTTGGTCGCATTTTCTACAAGGATTGGTCAGAGATAAACTTTGTAAGAGAGTTGTCTGCCACGAAAGGTATAAAGATGTCCCAGCTTGACAAAGCGCGTGAGATACAGCGTATAGGAGTGACGCGCTACAAGGAACGGTACAAGAAGATGTATCTGAATGGTGCGCTTACTAAGAAGCAATGGGAAACGATCCGCAATTTCGCTCGCAGCTGGCCGACAGAGCGCGTGAAGTATGTAGAAGAAATAGGCGAATTAGAGCGTGAATTTAAAGACCGTCTTTTAGCAAGTTATCAGATTGGGATATTTACGCCAATTCGAATAAAAAGATAATCGTTTGATAATCAATGTATTATACGGATGGTAAAAAGCACCTTATGGTGCGCGTGCAATTCGTTGAAAATGAACTAAATACATGCTTTTAATAACCTTTTTAACGATTTACGGCAACTTGTCCTATACAGCCCGAAGGGTTGTCGGGAACCGACATGAAAGGGCTGAAAATAAAAATTATAATAATAAAATCATTAGCTTATGAATTGTGAAGCCGAAGGCAAAATATTAGTGGCATTGCCAACCACCAATGGACAAACGAAGACAGGAAAAGACTGGCAGAAGAAAGAGTTTGTCTTGGAAACTATAGAACGTTTCCCTCTCAGAATGAAATTCTCCATGATCAGTTTCGATGGTCCTGTAGAAGATGCTCCATCAGTCGATGAAAAGGTAAGGGTGCGGTTTACTGTAGAAGCACGTGAAATCAACGGTAAATGGTACAACGATGTGAAGGCCTATCAAGTAGAAAAGCTTAGTTAGAATTTGATATGCAGCGTCCCCCGAAGAAATATATCGTTCAGATAGATAATTTTCGGTTAGCCGAATTTATCTTCTACTGAATGTATTACGATCAACCTTGCTCTTTACTTTTTCAGAAACCAAGAACAGAAGGATTAACCGCTGTGAAGTTGATAGTAGATAATGATGAGGCGGCTAGCTTCCTACTCAGGGCAAAAGAGAAAACGGGATGCAAATTATACACTGTAGATCAATGAAAGTAACAATCTACTGGGATCTTAGGAATGTTGACCTGAAGGACATTCCAAGAATTAAGAAGAAGATACGGGAAAAGTTTAATATACCTGAATACACTACGGTTAACGGAGAGACCTCTTGTAGCATCAAAGATGAGGATATGGAACTTCTCAGGGAAACCGAACGCAGGGGATATATACAGATAAGAAATAAATAAAAGTTGCTATGAGTAAACAAGAATCAATAAAGGACATCATCAAGTCATATCTTGATGAGCGTGCCCGGACAGACGAATTATTTGCAAAGTCTTATGCAAAGAAGAATAAAAGCATCGATGAATGTTGTACCTATATTTTTGGCGAAGCCCTCAAAAATAGTACTGCTTTTGCATCCAATGCGCAAGGCTGCATGATGGATAATGATGTAGTCTACGGAATGGCAGTCCATTACTATGATGAGGATGATATCAAAGTTAATAAGCTGCCGTCAAACGTTAGAACTTCTGCTTCTACTACAACACCAGCCAAACCGGTTAAGTTAACCGAGGAAGACGAGAAAAAAGCCCGTGAGGAAGCGATTAAACGCCTGACCGAAGAACAATATGCTATGCTAAAGAAAAAGCCGTCACGGTCAAAGAAAGAGGCTACAGAGGTGAAACAAATGAGTTTATTCTAATTATGAAACCGAGAACCAAATTACAGAAAACAGTTTCGGAGCTTAGCAACAAGTTATCTGAAATAACTAATGCCCACAAACGCTGGGCTACAGAACATCTGTTTGCTCATGAAGCGTATAAATGCAAGAATGAATTGTGGTGTTCTGATTGTGGTGGAGTCTGGATAGACACAAACAACAGCGAGTTGGGTGCTATCATCTTAGGAGACAGTACAGAATGTCCATATTGCCATCATAAGCTAAAGGTAAAGGTAAGCCGGAAGAAGAAAAGTACAGACGAAGTATATATGTCTATTCTGCAAGTTGTGGACGGATTCCAGGTGATAAGGCATGTGTTATGCTGTAAATGTGCCTATAAAAAAACGGCCTACACTACCATTTCCTCTCATATTCGTTACTCTTTTTTTGAAACCGTTCAGGAATGGATCACAGCGGATGGAAAGCGTACCGTCATGGCAAAGCCGATGAATATGGGTGGTAACGGATGGATATATTCAAGTCCTTTAAGCATAAAGGATGAATATGGTAGTAATGGCTATTATCATTACGGAGATATCTATGCGATTTATGGGTACTTATACTCCAAAGTAGAGTTGATATCCGAATTAAAAAAACGAGGTATTGGCAGAAAATTTCCAGATGTTAATCCATCAAGGCTCATACGTTCTCTTTTAAAAGGAGATAACGATGCAGAGCTTTGTCTAAAGACAGGACAGATATCAATGCTTAAACACATGTTCAAAGAAGGATATTACCAACTCCGCTATAAGCCTTCCTTTAATATCTGCAACAGGAATCATTATATTATCAAAGACGCCTCTATGTGGAATGATTATGTCGGCTTGCTATTGTACTTCCACAAGGATGTGCGTAATGCCCATTATGTTTGTCCCAAAGACCTGAAGACTGAACACGATTTACTTTTGAATAAAAAGAGGGATATTGAAACCAGACTGAGAAGAGAACAGGAGCGGATGGAGAAGATTCGTCATGAAAAAGAGCGCAAGGAAAATATCGCCCGGTTTTATAAAAAAATGGAGAAGTTCTTTGGCTTAAAGATTACGGACGGGAGCATCACTATCCGTCCGTTGGAAAGTGTGACTCAGTTCTACCAGGAGGGTAAAGCAATGCACCATTGCGTATATACAAACGAATATTACAAGCTTAGTGATAGTCTTATCTTGTCGGCCCGTATTGGGGAAAAACGTATTGAGACAATAGAGGTATCATTGAAGACTTTTGAGATCGTTCAGTCTCGCGGTACTTGTAACAAAAATACTGAGTACCATGAACGAATAATTTCTCTTGTGAAAAAGAACATTGGTTTAATCCGTAAAAAGATGGCATCATGATAGTACTCGGAAGTGACGGTCTGCCTGTTGGCAGAAAAAAGAGCAACTACATGAATATCAACGGGGTGCTACACAAACGCTGCACCCATTGCGGGCAATACTTCCGTCTGAGCTACTTCTATCCCCTGAAGTATCGACGTAAAGGAGAAGCACGTGAAACCTTGCAGTCTTGGTGCAAATTCTGTATGGTATCAGAATGCTGTAAGAAAGCAAAAGAAAAAAGGGAAAAACAATTAAATAATATCGATCATGAAGAAACCAAGGCATAATTTTCATAAAGGAATCGAACTGCACAAAATATGTTCGATTGACGAGTTCCGTCCGGTAATGAACTATATATACTTTGAGTACGGTTATGCGATTGCAAGTAATGGGCATCTTCTTATAAAAGCCAAGGTTAGTGAAATTTCTAATTTTGATGAATGGGAAATCGAATTACTTAACGGGCATTTCTTTTCCGGCAAGAACTTCCAGTTATTGATGAAATATCCTGTTGCATCCATCGAGAAAGACGGTTTTCTTGTACAGGGTGATGGCTATAGTGTTAAGATCAACTTCTATTCTGGTGATGAAATGAAATATCCGAACTATCAAAAAGTAATCGATGACTGGAAAGAAGGCTCTCAAAGGAAAATTCGTATAAATCCGTATTACCTATCCGATATATGTGCTTCAGTAAATGCCGAATCCGTGCGCATGCGTTTTGGAGAAACCGAAAACCAAAGTATCAAATTGGAGTTTGTCGGAAACGAGTTATATGAAACAAAAGGATTGATAATGCCTAAATTGGATTCTGAAGATTAGCTGCCAGATAGTTGAGGCCATTGTCATAATCGGAATAATCAGATTTAGTATTAGTGGAAATATGGAAAATATAAAATTATTCAATGATCATTTTCAAAACAATAAAAATAGTTCTAAAAAAAAGTAAATATGAAAGCAAAAATAAGAAAAACAGGCGAGGTGGTGGACGTAATAACTTACTCCGGTCATACATACAGAAGTGATATTGATGTTGTGTCTTATATTGACTGCAAAGGCAATGAATGCGTTGATATGAAGATGAATAGATTTTGGGATTTTGAAGATGTAGAAGAAAGCCTTATTGATTGGGAACAGAGACGCTATGAAATATCGAAAGATGTATTATCCGCATTTCTAAGTAATTCCAATGAGATGATTTTTGAAGGCAACCCAGAAGATCACGCTAAGGATGCTGTAGTATTTGCTGATGCTTTAATTAAGAAACTGAGAGAACATAACAAATAACATTATGCTAGTAGGAACAACTAACCTCAATACCACTCTCAATTTGACATACGTACTGGTTGATGTGGTCGAAACCCTCCTTTACGATTTGACAGGCGAAATGCGAAAACAAGGATATGAGCTCCGCCATGACGCTAGACGGAATTTCAACACAGCCATAGCAGCAATCCGTAGGTTAAAACAAGATGTCGATAAGACGCAATTCTCCACCCAGGAGAACTTTGGAAATGATTCTGATTGTCTTCTTGCTTTCATCCGGTTATTAATAGATCGATGTGGTGACGATGATATGAAGATGTTTGAATTCTACAATTTTATCAAGCATCATCCGTCCAAACTTGGTCTGGAACTATCAGATGAAAAGAATGCGTTTGCACACATTTTTTTGAATAACTAAAACATAGAAAATCAATGGAAACAATTAAAGGATTCAAGGGATTTGATAAGAATCTAAAATGTAGAAATTATCAATATGAAGTAGGTAAAGATTTTGAAGAAACAGGAAATATCAAGGCATGTAGCAATGGCTTTCATTTCTGCGAAAATCCTGCTGATATATTTAGTTATTATCCTCCTTCCGATTCAGGAAATCTTAATAGATACTGCGAGGTAGAAGGCACTGGAAAAATAGATAAAGATTCTGATGACAGCAAGATAGCTTGTTCAAAAATACACATATCTGCTGAGATCGGGATAAAAGGATTAATAAATGCATGGGTAAAGTTTATACTTGACAAGGTTAATTGGGATGACAGCAAAGCAACCAACACCGGATACCAGTCGGCAGCAACCAACACCGGAGACCAGTCGGCGGCAACCAACACCGGATACCGGTCGGCAGCAACCAACACC